AAGTGTGATCAGAGCACGCGAGGCCAAGACACCACACATATCAGATATTGAGCGCATCTTTAATTCGTACGGTGTACCCGATCCCGTTTTTGGAGCAGCGTTGTTTATTGACATCTTCAAGACAGCGCCAGAAGTATTTGACGCACGAACATCGCACGTCAGCACTTGTGTTAAACAGGTAGACAGGCATACTTACCAAGCAGTCAGTCCACTTGTCACCGAAGACGGAAAAGCGTCCATGCGCGCAATTTGGCCGGGCTATTGTTTAGCCACGTTCTCGCCGGCCAAGTCATATAACAATGACACCGCGTGCATTGAAGGTAGAATACTCGAGCCTAGGAATCGTGAGCCGACCTTACCTCCTATTGTCCAACAATATCTTGAAGAGTTCTTGGTGCGACTTGTGCCCGACCGATTGGCAGGCACTTTAGTACCCAAAGACTATGATGAGATGGAGGAACAATTTGATCGACCCACGCAACGAGCACTTTTGCAGAGAGCAAAAGATTTTATGTTCGGGAAGAACGTAATTCGCTCATTCCAAAAGGCGGAAGCCTACCCGAAAATTGTGCACCCACGTAACATCACAACGTGTTCCATGGCACATAACTTTGTTATGGGCCAATTTGGTACTCAGTTTGTGAAGAAAGTTATGAAGGAATGCCATTGGTACGCGTTCGGAAACCACCCGACTGTAATATCACAGCGACTGCATGAAAAGGCAAAAGGGGCCACATACAGCGTCAATACTGACGCTAACAAGCTGGATGGCTCAGTTTTCTTTTTCTTTCGTGATCTTGTTGTAGCTGCAATGAAACGCGCATATTCACCCGTGTATAGGAGTGAGATTCATAGAGCAGAAGCTAAGGAGAGAAACCTTATGGGTAAGACATCAAATGGTGTCACCTATGAGGCAAAGTGCACCGTCTTGTCTGGATCATCCTGGACAAGTGTGTTTGGCACTCTCACCAATGGTTTCATCAATTACGTAGCACTACGTAATTACTATGATGCAGACGAAGCCTGGAAGGCTATGGGTATGTATGGCGGAGACGATGGTGTCACCTTTGATTTGCCTCCAAATGCAGTAAAGAAAACCGCTGCTATGTTTGGCATGGCATTTGATGCCGAAGCTGTCCCTGTCACTATGCCCATAAAGTTTCTAGGACGTATTTATCCCGATCTTAGCACTACCACCCAATCCATTTGTGATGTCGCAAGACAAGCGCGCAAACTACATCTCACAGCAACACCAGACATGGTGCCGTTTTATCTCGCTCTCTATCGTAAAGCCCAAGGCTATCTCTGTACGGACACAGACACACCATTCATTACACCTTGGTGTCGTGCCGTCGTACGGTTGTGTACACCACTTTGCCCTGAAGCACACCGGCTCTACAAACAGACAGCTGGTGAGGAAAACTATTGGGCCAAGTATGAGGCTCCCTTCGAGACACTTTCTGACGAAACGTTCAAGTACGGCATTGTCAGTAGTGAACTTGGGTTGACTGTAAATGAATTACTCAGATATGAGGACGTATTCAACAAAGCAACCCGATTTGAAGACCTCTATTTGGCCGATATTTTGAAATTAAAGACTTCAGTAGCAATCATCGCCACACTAAATGGAGAAATCATGCGACCAACACCGAGGAAGAGGATCCCCGACATTGTCGACGAACACTTGCAACTTAGCCCCAAACTTTGCAGATTTGTGGAGCGCGGTCAAGAGTGTCGTCGCAACGACTGCAAATTCTCACATGAGTCCCCTCGAAATGGACACTCTACATCAGGCAGTGGCAGTCGTGTCAAAGATACTTCCGCCTCTGGACATAGACCGAGATCTCCGCCACGCAATCGCAAGCGCAATGGTAAAGGCAGCCCTCCGCCAGGTTCGCCGAAGCAGGCGCCAACAGCTCCGCCCGCCCATTTCACACGCCGAAGAACCAGTGATATTAAGACCACCACAGACACCGTGAAGAGTGGTTAAATGTTTCAATAATTGGTAAGACCGCAATGCGGCACCTTTGAGAACACC